CAGTATGACCCACAAAAAATGGCCGAAATCCAGCGGTTTGGCGGCAGTTCGGTCTATTCGCGGCTGGTTGCCGTCAAGTGTCGCGGCGCCACGTCACTATTGCGGGATGTTTATTTAGGCGCCGAGCGCCCCTGGTCGGTCGATCCCGAGCAGGACCCGGAAGTGCCGGCCCAGGTAGCCGCTACCATCGCCCAGATGGTCGCGACCCAGGCAGCGCAGATGGCCGGCATGGGTCAACAACCCGACCCGGAGATGGTGCACTCGCGCTATATCGCCATGATGCACGCGGCGCAGCAGACCGCCAAACGTCAAGCCATAGCCCAAGCCGAGGGCGCTTCTAACCGCATGGATGAAATCCTGACGGAAGGCGGGTTCTACTCGGCCCTGTCGCGTTTTCTCGTTGATATTGCGCTGTTCCCCTATGCCTGCATTAAGGGTCCAACGGTGCGCATGGCGTCCAAACTCGTTTGGACCAACCGCCGGCCCACCCTGTCGACCGTCCCCCAGATGGTTTGGGAGCGGGTCGCGCCCCAAGACCTCTATTGGGACCCCGGCGCGCAGGATATCAACAATGCCGAGTGCATCGAGCGCAAAAAACTCACCCGCAACGATCTGGTTCAGGTCATGGACCTGCCTGGCTACGATCAGGACGCGGTACGGGGCGCGCTCAACGACTACGCGACGGGCTTGCGCGACTGGATGGATTCACCCGACGTCGAGCAGGCCATGCTGGCGGCGCGGGAATCACCCAGCCAGAATTTCTCGCACCTGATCGACGCCGCCGAGTACCACGGGTTGGTGCAGGGTCATGTTTTATTGGATAATGGTGTCGATCCTCGTAGCATACCTGATCCTGATCGTGAATACATGGTTCAATCTTGGGTTGTCGGTCGGTACACTATAAAGACCCAGATCAGCCCTAGCCCCCGGCAGCGGCATCCCTACTATGTATCTAGTTTCGAGAAGGTCCCTGGCACTATCGCTGGCCACGGTCTTCCTGACATTCTCGAGGACCTTCAGGAAGTCGCTAACGCGACGTTACGCGCGCTCGTGAACAATATGTCGATAGCCAGCGGCCCCCAGGTCGTCGTCAATACCGAGCTGCTCGACCCCAGCACCAACGAAGACTCCCTCTACCCGTGGAAACGCTGGAAAGTTTTCTCGGACCCGCTCGGCGGCAATACCTCTCGCCAGCCCATTACCTTTTTTCAGCCGAGTTCCAACGCGCAGGAACTTATGTCGATCTATTCGTCCATTTCCAGTCTGGCCGACGACATCTCGGCGATCCCGCGATACCTTACAGGCGAGTCGCTAAAGGGGGGTGCGGGGCGCACGGCGTCGGGTTTGTCGATGCTGATGGGTAATGCCCAGAAGGTATTGCAGACAGTCGCGGCAAACATCGACGAGGATGTCATACGCGGGGTTCTGGACAGCCTCTACGATATGGTCATGCTGACCGATACGTCTAATCTGCTCAGCGGCGGCGAACAGATCAAAGTCAACGGTGTCATCGTCGCGCTGCAAAAGGAAACCGACCAGCAGAAGCGCTTGCAGTTCCTGCAGATCACCGCCAACCCACTCGATGCGGAAATCGTCGGCGAAGTCGGCCGCGCCCGCGTGCTGCGTGCGCTCGCAGGCGACCTCGGGCTGCCCGACGACATCGTGCCGGACGACGAAGCGATCACGCAGCAAGTAGCTGCGAAGAAACAAGCCCAGATGATGGTGATCCAGCAGAATATCCAGCAATCCCAGGCCAAGCTCGCCATTGATGCCGGGTCTGCCGCAGCCAAGGCCGGGATGGACCCCACTCAGGCGGTGACCCAGCTCGCCGGCGCGGTCGGTGCCGCCCCCGGCACCGCCGCCACGATAGCGCAAGGCGCGCCGGTAATGCCGGGCGGCGGTGCTGGCTCACCTCCTGCCCCACCAGGCGGTGGCGGCGGCCCACAACAGAATAACTTCCGGCCGCCGCCGGGGGTGTCTAATGGCTAGCGCGCTCGAGCCGGAGCCGATTGGGCGCGAGAATATCCCAATGCCGCAGCTGGATTGGAGCCGGGGGGATATTCTTTTGCGAGAAAGACCAGGGGAGGCGAATGACAGCCTGATTTATTACGGCGAGCAAAAACCTTTCGTTGAGCCCATACCACCTAGCCCATGGGATAAGCCGGTTCTCGATAAAGAAAAAGGTTGGGGTAGCAGCACGAACGCGCCGGTTAGCGACGAACCTACCGGCCCAAACTATAAATCCGGCTTCGCTAGCCCGGCGGAGCGCGGTTTTATCAGCGATACCCCGCCGAGTGTTCTGCCGCCGCAGGACGTGGTTATTCCTACCGGTCCTCGGCTTCCGGCTAGTGCCCTCGAACCAGTGTCTTATGCCGGCGACGTCCTCTCCCCCTACGCTCGCGGTAACGCTCAACTCGGACAACCCAGTAGCGTCGAGGGTGTCAAGGACGAGATGGCACGCCGGTTTACTGGTATGGTCGCGGCGATGCCGCCGGAGGTAAAAGCTCGGGTCGACATCATCAGCGGCCATCGCGACGCCGCCCGGCAGGCCCAGGTTAATCCAAGCGTTAAGAACTCTCGCCATATGCACGGTATGGCGATGGATTTGGGCAACGACCCCGTCGTGCTCGACTGGATCGGCAAGCACCCCGAGCACGGGCTCGGGTTCCCGTTGCGACATATGGGGCCGAAGGAATACAACCATCTGGAGATGATCGACCCCAAGACCGGCGCACGTGCGAGCGTGGGCGACGAGCATCTCCATGAGCAAACTGGTTCGTCGACCCTGCCGCAGCAGGCGGCTCCCGCTGCCGGCGCCGAGCCGGCCGAAACATCGAAGAAACCCAAGCATCCCATCGAGATATTCGAGGATGCGGTGAAGGAATTCCCAGTTATCCACAAACAGGGGTTATTTTCCGGCCCTGGCGAATCGACCGAGTACTGGCCGGCCGGCGAGCCCGGCACCCCGGCCCGACCCCGGCCGGCTTTTATCCCCATCGACCAGTCTGGCATGGAGATTGGGCCGGATGCCCGTCCGATTGATGTATTAGGGGATGTCGTCAGCCACCATATGGTCAAGTCGGACCCGGTGATTAAAAAGCACTACGAGGATTTCGCCGCTTCGTTGAACCCTACTCAGAAGGAATTGCTGCAGGCGCAGCATATGTACTACACCAAGAACGAAGGCGAGACCCGTCCCTATGATCAATGGGAGAAGACCTCCGGCTTGCCGGCCTATTTCCGGGGTTATGCCTTCGATCAGTGGCCGACCGACTTTAACAAGACCGCCTACACGCCGCAGCAGCGCTACCGGCTGGACCGGATGATGGATTATCTGCGTGGCAACCCACAGGCGCCGACGGCGCTAGAAGGGAGAACCCGATGAACGGTTTGCAGTACCCCAAGAAATCCGCCGCCGACGCCACTAACGAGTTCGGTGACGGCGATTTGCGAAAGGTCGCCCCGGTCACCGGCGGCACCAGCACGAGTACCGGCCCCACTGTCTCGTCTCGGTTTTACCCCAAGGGCAAGGCACGGGTCATTGGCACGATGAATCCGCAGAAAGTGCCAGCGACGAAGATTTATGTCGGTGGGATTGACTGATGGCGAAGACCCGCCAACCCGCGATGGGGCCATACCTGCCGCCGAGTATGACCGGCGGCAATCTGCCCGGTTCGCCGCAGAAGGGGTTTCCCAACCCCATCGGCAAATCGCGCTCGATGCAGAACATGGGGAATTACACCGGGCAGCGGGCCGCCGGGATTACCCGCGACATCGGCGGGCCGGAGGCGCAGTTCCGCCGCGCCTTCGGCCACTATGGCAAACGCAAAGAGTCCGGCCTGGAAGGACTATGAGCGAAGCGAAAGCATGAGCTGGACGGACTGTAAATGGCACTGAATCTCGGTTCCAACGCCTTCGACGCTGGGCAGCGTCTGAAGCACACGGAAGACTGGAAAATCATTGTCGGTGCCTTGGAAGAACACATGGGCAAGCTGATGCACGCCGCTATTGAGACCGGCGCCGCCGATTCCTGCGGTTATGCTCGCGGCGTGCGCGACGTGTTCTGTGCCCTGTGGGTGATGGAAGCCGGCGCCGACGCGCCGCAGCGTTCCACTCAGAAGCCCAGCATTAAGGCCAAGTACTGATGTCTGACGTCGGCCGAGAGCATCGCGACCAGCAGGTTTCCGATACTCCCGGAGTAACCCCGGTGCCAAACGGCACCGACTATACGCCGCGCATGCCGGACGCGGTGCGCCGGGCCGCTGCGCGGGCAGAGGAACTCCAGCAACAGATGCTGGCGGATAACGAGTTAGAAGCCGCTGTGGTGGGGGGAACCGCGCCGGAGGGCACAGACCCACCCTTAACCGAACAACCCTACCAGCAGCCTCCAGAGGTGCCGTCACGGCAGGATGACGATTGGCAGAACCGTTACCGTACGCTACAAGGCAAGTACGATCACGAAATCCCGCAGATGCGGCAGCACATCCAGCAACTCGAGAACCTGCTGGCGACGATGCAGCAGGCACCTCGGCAAGAGGCGCCGCCTATGGCAGCCCAAAATCCCACGGAAGTCGAGATCCCGGAAGAGGATTACACCACGTACGGTCCAGATTTTGTCGAAAGCACAAGACGCTGGGCGCGCGCCGAGGTGCAGCGCGACTTCGAACGCCAGCAACAGCAGATCGACGAACTGCGCCAATACCACCAGCAATTGGGCGGCGACCGTTTGAAAGACCGCGTTCGCATGGAGCTGGACCGCGATCCGGAACTCCAGGGTCGCTGGCAGCAACTGGACACCGACGCTGGGTTTAATGCCTGGCTCAACGATATCGACCAATTCTCCGGAGCCCGTCGCTTGGACATGCTCCGGGAAGCCTATGCCGGCGGCGACGCGGTGCGCACCGGCAGATTTTTCAAAGCGTATCTCCACGAGCATACCGATTATTCGCGTATGCCGCAGGCTCAGCCTGCCCAGACGGCGTATCCCGTAACCCCTCGCAATGGTAATGGTGGGGGATACTACGGGAACGGTGCGGGCCAAGTTGATCTTGCGGCATACGCTGCCCCCGGCCGCGCTTCCAACGCGACACCGGGACCCGGCGCTCCGGAACGACGCCTCTGGACCAACCGCGACATCCAGTCGTTCTACGAGGGCCGATTAAAAGGCCGTTTCAAGGGCCGGGAGCAAGAAGCCGAGCGCCTTGAGCGGGATATTTTATTGGCGGCCCAAGAAGGACGAATTTCCCAATGATTCGTGTCTTCAGGAGCCCCCTAAATGGCAATTGCACAAGGTACACCATATAGCGGTAGTGCGGCCTCTCCCGCCTATTCCGGCGCAGCCGCCGGTGGTGTTTTTGTACCGGAAATCTGGTCGGGTAAACTGATCGAGAAGTTCTACGCGGCAACCGTCCTCGCGGCTATTTCCAATACCGACTACGAGGGCGAAATCCGCAATATGGGCGACAAGGTGAAAATCCGCACCAAGCCCACGATTGCGATTAAGGACTACACTCTCGACATGGCGCTGACGGTTGATCGCCCCTCTGGGACGACGGTCGAACTCACGATAGACAACGCCAAATACTTCAATCTGGTATTGGATGACGTGATGCGCCTGCAAGCCGACATGGAACTGTTGTCCATGTGGAGCGACGATGCCGCCGAGCAGATGAAGATCACGATTGATACTTCGGTGCTGGCTAGTATCTACGCCGATATTTCGGCTGATAACAAGGGCGCCACGTCAGGTATTATCAGCGATAACATCAACCTCGGGGTTTCTGGCACGCCGCTGGTGGTCAACGCCACCAATGTGGTCGATGTGATCGTCGACATGGGCACCGTGTTGGACGAGCAGAACATCCCCGAGTCGGGGCGCTGGCTGGTTATTCCGCCGTGGATCGGCGGTCTGATCAAGAAATCCGACCTGGCGAATGCCTCCATCTCAGGCGATGGCGTCAGCTT